CATATGTATGTCACTAATGCTCATGCCTTTAACTTTCGTGGTGAAAGTCTCGAGTTAACTATTGCTTTCCGACCTACCGCCTCAGGTCTTGGCTCCAAATTTGTTTACACGGTTTATGAGAGAGATTGCTTCTTTATCAAAGAGCGCGATTTAGTCTTCTTCTGTATGGATTCTGTTCCAGCTAGAAAGAGACTTGTTGACCTTTTCCCAAGCGAGAAATTTCGCACTGTTTGTAATGGTGTTCAGATTAATCGTGACGAGAAAGGAGTGGTTAACACTCAGAATATTCGTGGTATTCGCCATGGTGAGTGTACATTATTTAGCCCTCCCGTACCAGCTGTGTATGGGTCTGCTGAACATGATACTGTTTGTGGTGATTGTGGTTCAACTTTGGTTGGTTTCACCCCCAGTGGACCAGTCATTTTGGGCATCCATGTGCAAGGTGGATCCAACAATATTGTTGGCTCATCCCGGATTTTCCGGGAAGATGTTGAGAAAGCACTAATTGAATTAAGTGCTTCTCAAATCCAATCGTCCGTACCCTTATTGGAGGGTTTGGATGGTAAGCCTATTGCTGTGGGTGAACTTCACCATAAGTCCACATTCCGCTACATTGAAGAAGGTGTGTGTACAGTTTATGGCAGTTTAGAAGGATTTCGTCCAAAGAACCGATCAAAGGTTACTGACACGTATATAGCTGCGGCTGTTCGTGCTCGTGGATATCCTGTAGAGACAGGTGCACCCGAGATGCGTGGTTGGCGACCTTGGCGTAAAGGAGCTCTTGATATTGTGGGGCAAATTTTCAATGTTAGTCGAGCTGATGTTCTTGCGTGTGTTAACGCATTTGCAGCTGATGTCATTCGAGAATTACCTCCTGATCAGTTTAGAGAAATGATTGTTTTAGACAATGATGCTACTTTGAATGGACTCCCCGGTGTGAAGTTTATTGATAAAATGAACCGCAAAACATCTATGGGATTCCCGTGGCGTAAGAAGAAGAATTGTTTCTTAAGTACTCCCTGTTTCTTTGAGGAGTGGCAAGATTATGTTAGATTTGACGATTCATTTTATGAGCGCGTTGATCGCATTATTGCCACTTATCGTAGTGGGAGACGACATATGCCAGTGTATATTCAACATCTAAAGGATGAGCCTCGTGCTCTCGAGAAGATTGTTGATGGTAACACTCGCATTTTTGGCGGTGCTCCAGCAGATTGGAGTTTTGTCATGAGAAAATATTTGTTATCATTTGTTCGAGTCGTTCAAAATAATAAGTATATTTTTGAGGCGGCTCCAGGCACAAATACCACATCGTATGAGTGGGATGAAATGTATCATTACTTGACCCAATTTGGGCCTGAAAGAATGATTGCAGGTGATTTCTCTAAGTACGATAAGCGTATGTCAGGAGTATGGATTTTGGGCGCCTTCAACTTTATTGTGCAACTATTGCGACATGCAGGCTGGCCCGAGGAGGACATTATCGTCATTCTTGGTTTAGCAGAAGATGTTGCATTTCCACTTTGTGATTTTAATGGTGATTTGGTTGAATTCTGGGGATCTAATCCCTCAGGTCACCCTTTGACTGTTATTATTAATTGCATTGCACATTCCCTATATATGAGATATGTTTGGCTCATGGTGGGATTGCTTTTGGAGTTGTTTAGGCAGTTTGTAGCTTTAATGACCTATGGAGATGATGATGTCATGAATGTGAGTTCAACTATTGTTAACTATAATCACACTATTATCCAAGAAGTTCTTGGTAAAATTGGTGTAAAGTATACAATGGCTGACAAGGAGAGTAACTCAGTTCCTTTCCTACATATGGATGATATTGTTTTCTTGCAAAGGGCATGGAGATATGATGAAGAAGTTGGAAGTCACTTAGCTGCATTGAACGAGAAATCTATCGCTAAAATGTTAACCAAGTACATACCATCAAAGGTGGTGTGTGAGGAGCAACATGCGGTGGATATTTTGCAAAATGCGCTTCGTGAGTATTTCTTCCATGGTAGAGAGATCTTTCAGGAGCACCGAAATATGTTTTTGGAGATAATTGAAGAGTGTAATTTACATGCATTCTTCACAGAATTTCCGACGTATGAGGAGTTTAAGCAGGAGTACATTGATAATTCTATCGATGTGTGGCCTACTGGAAGATGTCCTCTTTGCTAGAGGAACCTCCGGGCATCTGATATAATGTCCATTAAACCAAAATATATCCGTAAGGTGATAGTTACTTAGTGAGTTAATACGGTCTACAAAAGACTCATGATAGGATCACCGCGATCTCCGCACGGGCGTTCCCCGAAGTCACTTTTTAGTGATGCTTTGCTGAGAGGCACTAGACCCCCCCCAGTGTACCTTATAAGTGTAGAGGTGCACAATGGTTCTGCACTTGCGCAAACAAAACAAAATACAAACCAAAGTTTGTTGGAAGATTTTATGAGTACTTCCTACAAACTCATCGAGACTCATTTAGAATTGCAATCAGCTCAATATACTGAAACATCTAATGGTTCACCTGACCATTTGGCACAAGAACAAATTGTTTTTGCAGATACTCACATTGCACAACGGATCACATATGGTGATCTGAATGATGACTCATTCCATCATGATACGGAAAGTACTGCCTCTTTGGCGAATTTTCTGAGTCGACCAGTGAAGATTCATTCATTCTCGTGGAACCTAAATGATCCCACATATGTTACTGCGAGTATTAAACCTTGGACTCTTTACTTCAATCACCCAGTGATTTTGAAGAAAGTGGCTAACTTCTCCAGGCTTCATTGTTCACTGCACATCAAAGTGATTGTGAATGCCACGCCATTTTATTATGGTTCATTGAGATTGGTTTACCAACCTCTACCTGATCAACGTAGTCTACTTATAGAAGACAATGATCTAGTACCTTTATCCCAACTACCGGGATTTTACATTGAACCACAATCGATGACAACTTCTGAGATCACATTACCTTTTGCTTGGCCAGGAAACTGGCTTGACTTAGGGTTAGGCGCTAATTTTGACAACATGGGCATGATTGATTTCCATCAATATGCCATGTTAAGGTCTGCCAATGGATCTGGAAGTACGGGTGTGACTATTGCTGTCTTTGCCTGGGCCAGTGAAGTTGAACTTGCTGGTCCAACTTATAGCGGAGTTATGCAATCTGAAGAATATTCTGAAACTTCAGGAACTATCTCAGCTCCTGCGACTGCGGTAGCTAACATTGCCAGTAAGTTAACCGATATTCCATACATCGGTCCACTTGCTTCTGCAACAGCAACGGGAGCTCGTGTAGTATCGGGTATTGCCAAACTCTTTGGATATTCCAATCCACCCATGATTGATGATGTACATGCATTTCAGAATAAAACATTTCATGCATTTTCCAATTCGGAAACACGTATGCCTATTGACAAATTGAGTTTAGATCCCAAAAATGAGG